TCCAGCAGGGAAAAAGTCAGGGTTACGATAAGATCAGAATTGTCGGCCCGTCTCTTCGCCCGAAGGTATGCAATCGCCACTTTGCGCGGATCCATATCAAGAAGCTTTGCAATCGCTTCCTCACTGGGTTGCCAGTTATTCTCACTCATAATCCGGCCCTCAATATCTGATCAGTCCGGTCCCTAACGATGGCATTGAGCCTGATTGCCTCATGCGTTTTTGGGTTTAAGGCTTTCCACTTCTGGTAAGCCTGCTCACGTTCTGCTTCCAGCTGTTCAATCGTGAACTCTTCACGTTTCAACAGTCTCTGGATCATTCCCGCTATCATTGGTCTTTGTCCGCACGTTCGTCAGCCCACCAAGCAGCGAAGCCCTCAACAGTGAAGCTGAGGCCGCCGTCTGGATCTGATGCATCCGGCTTTGAAACAACCACATAGCCTTTTTGGCCCAGACTGGTCAGCAATCCGCCAACTTGCTGTGGGTTCAGTCTCATATTCTTGGCGTGATCGTCAGCCCAGAGATATGTCATCACATCCTCAGCGCACATCGGCACCGCGCCGTTGTGCTGGTTGTACTCGCATCGCGCATACCGGTTCATTAGTTTCATTTCGAGATCTGTCATAGCGCTCATTGGAGCCTCCTAGTTGTTGGCCTTCACCCACTTCGCATCGAAGTCGGCAGGTTGATCTGACATTAAAGCGGTCGTGCTATCGACCATGAGCATAACTGTTGTGAACAAGTCGCCTGTGATAATCAGGCTGCCAAGCGCGATGCCGGCGATAATTACAATAAGTTCTTTCATGGTCTCAGCCCCCGCTGGTTATCCGTTTGCGCCGTGAAGCATCATTGCCTCAGAGCGTTCATCGCCTTCGCCGTAGCAATCCTCAAAAGCTTCTGCTTTCATGTGGCGGCGATCATATTCGATCATCGCGTCTGAAGTGACGCTGAATTTAGTGCCGCGTGTGACATGCCCATCACGGTGGCTAACAACGGTGCCGCAACTTTGGAGCCATAGATCGTTGTTCTCGTCAAAAAAGCTGCAAGGCTCAGGGAGGATCGTCGGCACCCCGAACGATGGCTTGAGGCGGGCGGCGTAGCGGCTGGGTGTGGTGTGAAACATTTGGCTCTCCATTTCCGGTGGGCTTCGTTGCCCGATATCTATTGCCTATCAAATATCGATACTTACGGGAAGGCGTAATCGACGGAAGGACACAAAAAAGCGCTAATAGCTACCACATGTGGGAAATTTATTGACTTTAGCCATAGCGCTTGACAGTGTGCCATCAGGTCGAGATTTGTCCAATCAGCTTGCGGTCAACTCCGACATCGTAGCGGCAAGCTGCAATTCCCTTTCAATATGGTTCAAGTGCAGGCGCAGAAGCTTCACTTTCTCAAGGCTTCGCTTGGCGATGGCCGGATCCAGATCGTCACAGATCTGCAGTCCCTTTTCGGTGAAGAACGGTTGCATCAGCTTTCCCATTTGATCCAACTTGTTTTCAACGACTTTGCCCTGTGTGCAGTCGGTGCGCTTTGGCTTGGGTAACTCGCCCACATCCATCGTGGTCTGGGCTTCGGCCGCAGCAATCTTTTCAGCTGCCAGTTCACAAGAGCGGTTGGTGTTGCAAAGGCCGGTCTTAACAAGTCGCAGGAATTCGGATTGCCCGTTGGGTGAAAGATCCGCCATGCTGTTGGCTTGCTTCTTGCTGATGATGCCCTTTGACAGAAGATCTTGATTATCTTCGGTCAGCTTGAGCAGCTTCACACGGTTAGGGATCAGCCAAGGGCTGTTGATCCCAAGCTTCTTCGCCAGTTCCTGAGCGGTAAACTCGAATTCTTCCATCGCATGATGGTAGGCATAAGCTTCTTCAATCGGGCTTACGTCGACACGCTGAAGGTTCTCAAGGATCGCGTTGATGTGGGTGTCGCGGTCATCCATCTTGCGGACATGGCAAAGGACATCGGCAACTTCGCTGCGTTCAGCCAGTAGCATGTGGGCGCGAAAGCGACGTTCGCCCATAACGACCTGATATTTGTGGCCTTCGCCATCCGGATCAATTGGGCGCACAGTGATAGGCTGTTGCAATCCGTTCTCGGCAATAGACAGCGCAAGTTCTTCAAGCTTACGTGGGTCAAAGTGCTGGCGGGGTTGATCAGGGTTGCGCGTTATCTCTTGTAGCGATATTCGTTTCAGCATTGTAAATCCTCTCAGATTGCATTGGGAGCAGTAGGTGACAAAGGTTGGAGCCGGTCATCTACTGCTCGATTATCATAAATTGATATTAGGTATGACCCCAGCATTGGGGAAGGCCAAATCAACGGTCATTGCGGTAAAAATTCATTCAGAGCATTCCTAGCATCATTCACTAGGGCTTCAGGATCTTTCCCGAGGGCCTTAGCAAAGCGCGGATTGGTGTGGGCGTCCCACCCTCTTTGGATAGCAAGCTTGTGTTCGCCAAGGTGACGAAACCCCTTCACAATCCGTAGTGAAGCAACAAAATCACCGTCTCGAAAAAGTCTTGCAGCTTTGGCAGTCTGGGTTTCCATCATAGGTCTCCTGCGATTGTTCTAGGTATCATAGCAATAACAGTAACTTACGGGAAGGCGTGGGTATCGATTTTATCGATTTAACCAACCCGCACCTGTCAAAGCTTTCCGTCTAAAAAGGGAGTGAGCCTTAAAATGGCCAAGAAACCTAAGAAATTTAAGAACCGGATCCAAGAAATGATCCAAGTGAAGGCGTCGGAGTTGCGGGGTCATCCTGACAATTGGCGGCTTCACCCAGCACATCAGGTCTCGGCACTCAACGCAGTGATGGAAGAAATTGGGATCGTTGACGCTGTAATCGCCCGCAAGACGGGTTGCAGCTGATCGATGGGCACCTGCGGTCAGAGATACTCGGCGATGAAATGATTTCGGTCATCATTGTGGATCTGGACGACAAGGAAGCGGCACAGATGTTGGCCACTTTCGACCCTATCGGGGAATTGGCCATCACAGACAACGTTGCATTTGCCCGCTTGCTTCCGGATCTGGGACCACTCACGGACCATGCTGATCTCCGATTGCTTCTCGATCAGATCCACACTGAGGCGGTTACAAAGCAAAGTGATGGGGATACAGAAACCCACTACGTTGCCGGCATGGAGTTGGAGCCACACGAACACTATGACTACATCGTGGTTTCGGCGACATCGACGCATGAATGGAACGTCCTGTGCACCAAGCTGGGTCTGGAAGCCACAAAGCGTCGAAACCGCGTTGGTGCAGCACGGGGGATCTCAGCGAAGAAGCTTCTCGATCTCTTGGGTGACGAGTGATGACTGTTACGCAAAATCCGAAACTGAACTATCGCCTTGTGGTTCCGTCCAGAGGCCGGCCCGACAATATGTATCGGATCCAGTCCATGCTGCCCACGGCGACCATCGTTGTCGCTGAGAGTGAGCGTGAAGCGTATTTGCGCGAGGTCGATGAAAGCAAGCTGGTCTGTCATGGCGGCGTTGAGGCTGGGATCTCTGGGCTGCCCAAGGTCTACAACTGGCTGCAGCAAAACTTTACCGAAGACGTCTTGATCGAGATCGATGATGACTTGCAAAAGGTCATGGTCTGGTCCGGTGAAGGGTCACGCAAGATTTGGGTGAAGCTGATCAATCCTGAAGACATCCTTCAGGTCATTGAAAATGGAGTTCAGCTGGCGATCGATCTCGACATCACAACTTTCTGTTGGGCCAAGTCCCAAAACGCGGCGTTCCTGAAACCTGATCATCGCCCGTACACCCCAACCGGATTGGTGGCGAATGCATTTGGCGTCAGGGGCGCGGCGCGGCATCGTGAATATGATCCAGAAATGATCGGTCGAACATCGATTGACTGGACACTTCGCACATTACTCGAAGACCGAGCCATCTTGATGGATAAGCGCGTGTTCTTCGATTGCGGTAAGATCTTCGGCGGGGTCGGTGGAAACGCCGGCATCGTGACCACTGAGAAATATCAGCTGGCAACAGAGCGCCTGAAGGAACGTTGGGGGCGCCACGTCAGATTTGGGGCCAACACAGAGGGCGCATCAAAGAACAAGCGTAGGGGATCTGACGGTAAGGTGATTTCATCAAACCAAGGCGACCGGCAAGCGATGGTGATGGTGAGCCGCCACAATAAAGCAGCGGCCCGCTAGATCAGTCTTCCAGCATATCTTCAGGATCGTCGTATTTCTCTTGCTCAACGATCCGGTCAGCGAAAGGCATGGGCTTGCCTTCCTCTTCAGCGCCCCAGATGGCGAAGGCTTCGTCTTCGTAATCATCCTTGGTTGCTTGCGGCGGGATCAGCATACAACTGCTTTCGCGGAAGTGCTGCAAGCCGCGGCCTTGGCGTTTTCCTTCTTGGGTGTGTTTATCAAAGACCCACTCGGGAAGGATTGGTGGAACGCCATTGATGACGGGGCGTCCAACGGCGACATGGAAGTGATCGCCTTCACGGCTCTTTGGTGCGCGAGACATCATGCGAATGATTGTTCCCATCAGCATCCGGCATTTGGAAGCTTTCATCGGGTCATGTCGGATCCCTTCAATCTGCTGCAGGGTCAATTCGACGGCAGGGATCAAATGGGGATGGTTCACACAGTCCAGATCTTCATGCAGGATGATGCGGATCCGGTTTATCGTCATGCTGAAATAGTTTTTGCTGGACGTCATAAGTTCGACAGCGCATTCCATCGCCAGCCGTTCTTCATTGCGCCGGATTGCTTTCTGCAGGCATGAAAGCACTGCTAGAGGTTTGAGTTTGTTGAATGTTCTTGGCATCATTTGCCTAGTTCCTCTCAGGTTCAAAGGTTGGAAACTTACTTATATAACAGTCACTTAACTGAAGAAAGCGTAAAATGACACAGGGATCGAGGCATAAACCAACCTCTGATGCTATGGCTCAGGTTAAAGCTTTGTCAGGGTTCGGAATTCCGCAGCCCGAGATAGCGACATTTTTGAATATATCAGAGCCGACACTCAGGAAGCATTATCGAGATCAGCTTGATCAGGGGGCAACGACTGCCAACGTCAAGGTGATCAAGGCGTTGTTTGACAATGCCGTAATTAACAACAACGTCGCTGCCCAGATCTTTTGGGCCAAAGTCCGGTGCGGATGGTCAGAAACCAACATCCATAAGCACGGTGGCATTGATGGCAACGAAATAGAGGTCAGGGAGGTCTCTGCACTTGAGCAAATCACTGGCAAGCTATCTCGCCTCGCTGCCGCTGAAACAGCAGCACGAGATCTTGAAGGGGATGACGGAGACGCAGCTGAAGGAATTGGTCCATGAGTGGCGTTTTTGGGGTCGCGAAAATCAGATCGCCCCTGATGGCACATGGTCCACATGGATAGCACTGGCTGGTCGTGGTTTTGGTAAAACTGAAGCCGGTGCTCAGTGGGTCAAGGAAAGGGTTAGCAACGGCGCGATGCAAATCGCTCTCATAGCCGAAACCGGAAAAGACCTTACGACGGTCATGGTTCCAAGATTGCTTTCTCTCTATTCGAACAAAGCAAACGACAAGCCGGTGGCAACATTTAGTCCTGTCAAAATCGTTTGGCCAAGTGGTGCCATCGCAATGGGATACAATGGCACCGAGCCAGATCAGCTTCGCGGTCCTGAATTCGACACTGCATGGGTTGATGAACTTGCCAAGTATCGCAAGGCACGTGAGGTCTGGGACATGCTGCAATTCACAATGCGGGCGGGTGATGATCCCCGCGTCTTTGTCTCAACAACACCCCGACCCATTCCGGTGGTCAGGGAGATCCTGAAGGACAACACGACTGTCATCACGAAGGGCAGCACATACGACAACGCCGGCAACCTGCCAAAAGCCTTTCTGGTAAAACTCAAGAAGCGGTACGAAGGGACGCGGCTGGGCCGTCAGGAACTTCATGCCGAGTTACTGGATGATCTGGTCGGCGCTCTTTGGAACAGGGGCGACATAGACGATCTGCGCGTCAAGCATGCGCCGGATCTTCATCGCATTGTCGTTGCGGTCGATCCCAGCGGGACAAGCGGCGAGAACGATGACGGTGACAGCATCGGCATCATCATTGCCGGTATCGGCGTTGACGGTGAGGCTTACATCCTCGCTGACTACACCTGCAAGCTGGGGCCAAATGGCTGGGGTCGGCGCACGGTCGCTGGGTACAAGCGCTTCAAAGCGGATCTGGTGGTCGGTGAGGCCAACTATGGCGGTGCGATGGTCGAGTTTGTGATCAGGACCGTCGATAAAAACGTCAACTATAAGAGCGTCAACGCAAGCCGAGGAAAGCACATTCGTGCCGAACCGATTGCTGCGCTTTATGAGCAAAAGCGTGTTCACCACGTTGGTGAATTCAACGAACTGGAAGATCAAATGCTGCAAATGGATAGCACCGGATATGTCGGTGATGGATCGCCTGACCGAGTGGACGCACTGGTTTGGGCGCTCACCGAATTGATGCTGACCGACGACACAAGCTGGGAAGGAACCCTGTAGATGCTTATGGATGGACTGCGCAACATTGTCGCTAACTTGGGTACTGCCCGCGACAAATCCAGCGCCACAGAATACGTCTCAGATCAGATCGATATTGAGCATCTTATCGCAATGTATCGGACGTCTGCTATCGCCCGAAAAATTGTTGACCTGCCAGCTGAAGATGCTTTTCGCGAGTGGCGTGAATGGAACGCGACTTCAGATCAGATCACTTCTATCGAGGCCGAAGAAAAGCGCCTTGGTTTGCAAGCGAAGATCCTGAAGGCAAAAAAGCGGGCCAGACTATTCGGCGGATCTGCGATCTTCATTGGAACCGGTGAAACAAATCTCGAAAAAGAACTGAAGCCTGAGAGCGTCGGCCTTGGCGGCGTAAAGTATTTGACAGTATTGGAGCGCGGGGATCTCACTGCTGGCGATATCGAGTTGGATCCACGGGAACCTTATTATGGCAAGCCAAAATCCTACACACTGAACACTGGCACTATGGGACGTACCGTGATCCACCCATCGCGACTTGTAGTTTCTGAGGGTGACGAGCGGCCAGATGATCTTCGTGGGTCCGTTTACGGCACGGGATTTGGATGGGGCGACCCTGTGTTGATTTCGGTACTGTCAGATGTTCGCAATCTGGACGCCACGGTTGCAAACGTTGCCAGTCTGATATTCGAGGCCAAGGTGGACGTAATCGGGATCAAGGGCTTCAATGATGGCCTTCGCAGCGGCGGCAAGAAATACGAACAACTTGTACTCGCCCGCGCTTCCCTGACCAGCACAGGCAAGGGCATCAACGGCGCGATGGTTATGGACGCTGATGATACCTACGAGCAAAAGTCAGCCAGCTTTGCAACGCTACCTGATTTGATCGACCGGTTTATGCAGATGGTCAGTGCAGCTGCCGACATCCCGATGATGCTCCTATTTGGTATTTCACCGTCTGGCCTCAGCGGGAATGGTGACGGCGTTATCCGGACCTACTACGACCGCGTGAAAGTTCAGCAGTCGCTTGAGATTGGTCCATCTATGGTGATCCTTGACCAGTGCCTGATACGGTCGGCCGGTGTTGATCCAGATCAAGTGTTCTACAATTGGCGTCCACTTTGGCAGCCAACCCAGAAAGAGCGGGCCGATACAGGCAAGACTATCGCCGACACATTCAAGATTGTTTCCGACCTCGATCTGTTGCCACCTGAAGCAATCGGCAAGGCAATCGTCAACGGCCTGACAGAAAGCGGTCTTGCAGCCGGTCTTGAAGAGGACGTGAGGAAGTGGTTCGAAAGTGCTGAATTCAAAGCCTTGCAGGAAGGCGGCGAAGAAGAAGAGGAAGAAGACCTCGACCCTGACGCGGATCCTGATGAAGAGATCGATCCTGAAGAGGGCGATGATGAAGAAGAGGAAGGGGCGACAACATGAAATTCACTGACACAGCCGCAATGAGCGGCACACGGACAACGGCGGATGGCTTCATGGTCTCTGAGGCCTTTGCTGTCCGCACTGGGATCCAGCTTTACGCCGGTTCCGAGGTCGGGCTTGTGGATCGCGACATTGTGCGCGTTTACCGGCCTGAAGATGAAGTTCGTAGGCCTGAAAGTCTTGCCACGTTCAGCCATGCCCCGATCACATTGGGCCACCCCGCTGAGCCTATCACCAAGGACAACTGGGCAAATCTGGCCAAGGGCGAAGTCAGCACCGAAGCCACATGGGACGGCAACAAGATCAAGCTGCCCCTGATCTTCAAAGACAAGGATGCGATTGCAGCCATCGAAGGCGGCACCCGCGAACTGAGTGCTGGATACACCTGTGACCTCGACCTTACTGCCGGCGTCACGGAAGACGGATCAGAGTACGACGCGATCCAGCGTAACATCAAGATTAATCACCTTGCGATTGTCCCACGTGGCCGCGCAGGTTCAAAATGCCGTATCGGAGACGATGCGTCTAAATGGGGCGCTACGCCCCGCCCCCCTGAGAGCAACAAAGCAAAGGATACCGTTATGGAAATGCTCACTGTGGTGCTGGGCGATCAAGCTACTCAAGTAGCTGCCGCTGACGCACCGAAAATCGAGAAGTGGAAGGCCGACCAAGCCAAGCTTCTTGCTGACGCAGGAACGGCATCAGTCGCCGCTATCGCTTCAAAGGATGAAGAGATTGGCAAACTGAAAGCCGCTAACGCAAAGTTGACTGCCGATGCAATGACACCTGAGAAGTTGTCAAAGGTCGTGGCAGATCGCGTTGCCTTGGAAGCTTCAGTCATGGCGATCGATGCTGAAATTGAAACGAAGAACGTCAGTGACGCGGATCTCCGCAAAGCTGCCGTAGTCGCCGTCCACGGTGATGAAATGGTGGCAGATGCGTCTGACGCCGAAATCAATGGTATGTTTAAGGCTCTGGCCAAGACTGCCGCAACAAAAGACACGTTTGCTGAAGTCCTGAAAGATGGCAAAAGCAAAACTGTCGAAACGAATGACGCTTGGGCGACATTCTTGCCAAAGGAGGCTTAAACAATGGCACCAATCACCGAAGGTTCCCGCAAAGCGGACTTCCTGCTTTCCGAGGCAAATGACTGGCGTTCTCGCGATGCTGGCGTGGTCACTGTACCTGCCAACACCACGTTCGCTGCTGGTCTGGTCCTTGGCCAGCAAACCACTGGTCTCAAGTTTGTCCGTCACGACACTGACGGCACAGACGATGGACGCCGCGTTGAGGCGGCTGTTTTGTTCGAGCCACTGGTCAATGCAACAGATAGCGCTGTCGATTACAGCGCAGCTGTTGTTGTTCGTGACGCCGAGGTTATCGGCGCTGAACTGACTTATGAGGACGGGGCTAACGCCGCCGCCGTCACCGCGTCGAATGTAGCCTTGGCTGCACTCGGCATCATTGTTCGCTAAAGGAGCCTGACAAAATGGCAAGCATGAACGTTTTCAAAAACTCAGCCTTCAGCACTACGTCGCTGTCTGGCTTTGTTCAAAAAATGCCGACAGTGCCGCAACTGCTCGGTTCCCTCAATGTCTTCGACCCAAAGCCGGTTCGCACACGTGATATCTTCATTGATCGTACCGAAGGCGGTTTGGCGTTGATCCCAACCTCGGCCCAAGGCACCCCGCCTGAAGCCCTCACACGTGAAGGCCGCGACGTTGTGGCGCTGCAGACAACCCGTCTGGCTAAGCGTTTCACACTTTACGCAACTGAGTTGGATGGCATCCGTGCTTCCGGCACAGAGACCGAGTTGCAGGCTGTTCAGGCGGAATACAACGCCCGCACGAACAAGATTAACGCAGATATGGAACTGACCCATGAGTTCCACCGTCTTGGCGCCCTTCAGGGCCTACTGTTGGATGCTGACGGCTCAAGCGTTATCTACAACTACTCCACCGAGTTTGACGAAGCCATTCCAGCGGCAACGTCTTTCGAGTTGGATCAGGCCGGCACCGATGTCCACGCGATCTGTAAGGTCATTACGCGCGGCATGGCCCGCTCTGGTAAGGGTAGCCTTGCTGGTGCACGTGTTCACGCGATCTGCGGCGACGCTTTTTACGATGCTCTGGTCTCGCACCCGAACGTCGAAAAGTTCTACCTCAACCAGATTGCAGCACAGTCGCTGCAGGCTGCGCAGGGTGGGATCTTCGAAAGCTTCACTGTTGGCGGGATTACGTTCCACAACTATCAAGGCACGGACGACAATACGACCGTCGCCGTACCAACAGCGGAAGCGAAATTCTTCCCTGTCGGTGGTCGTGATGTATTCACAGTAGCTTACTCGCCTTTGGAAGCGATGGGCTTTGTGAACACCTTGGGTCAGCCCAAGTACATGATGAACATCCCTGATCGTGAACGTGACATGTGGGTGAAGGGCGAGATCTATTCTTACCCCCTCTACATGTGTCAGCAGCCTCGTTTGCTGCGGAAAGGTACGTTGACCTAATGGCTAAAACTACAGTCAAAAACCCTACGGGATCGGCGAAAGCCGTTCGTATCGTCGGTGGTCACGAGATCATCAAGCGCGGCAAGTCAGCTGAACTTGATCTGAGCCACCTTTCAAAGCAGGAATTCGACGGCCTTAAAGCTGCCGGCCTTCTGTTTGGGAAAGAGGCCAAAGATGATCCTTCTGAAGCTGACAAAAAGGCTGCGGCTGAAGCCGCGGCAGCAAGCAAAAAGGGCTAAACCATGTATGGAACGGTAGCAGATTGGATTACATATGCGGGACTGCGCGGGGAAACCGTCTTAGACGACACAGCTTCCCTGCAAGCCCTGCAACGAGCCGGCGATTACATCCGCACTCGGTATGTGATCCGTCTGGCACCGGACTATGACGCGGATAGCCCTGAAGTGATTGAGGCCGCATACATTGCGGCCTCTTTCGAACTCGCAACACCGAAATTCTGGTCGAAGACATTCATTCCATCGCAGGTCAAGGTTCTGACCCGCGCGGACGCATTGTCTTGGACCCCTGTCGAGAGCAGCCTCAATTCGGGTGTCGACGCCCTGTTACCGACATCCCCTGCCATTGATGCGCTGTTCTACGGGCAGGCTGGCTTTAATCTTGGGCCACTTGTCGCATGAGTGCCGAGGATATCGCCGCAGATCTGAAAGCCGGATTGGCAGATGCCGCAAATGATGCTGGCAATGGCGAACTGATCGGAACGATCAAGCGCAAAGGCGCAAACTCTGGTAGTGAATATGATCCAGTTTACGGCGCCGATGTCACAGCCACATACACCTGTCTGATCTCTGCCTTCAGCGATCGGGAACGCCTGAACACTGCGATCAAGAGCACAGACACGAAGATCGTCGCGTCAACCGGCACTCTGGTCCCGCAGGTCAACGACAAAATTGAGATCGGCGGCGTGGATTATCTGATCTATGGCGTCAATCCATTCCAGCCTTTTGGCGTGGATATTTCTTACAAGATCTGGGCGCGTAAGTGACGCGAACGATCGCTGATGATCATCCCGAGTTTTGCGCAATCATGGAGCGTCTTGCATTTGAGCGGGGCGCTTTTTGCATGATGCTCTGGTTGGTCATGTTTTACGCAAAAATGGAAAGGCTTCAAACCAATGGCGGATCCCAAAAACCTATACGATCTGGTGGATCAATTCACTCCTGAAGTCCGCAAGGCCTTCCGTGAGGCGCTGGCCAACATCCGTTCAGACGTCCAGTTTTCAATTCTTGAGCAAGCAATCCGTGACGGGAACGTGGATCTCGCCCTGACTTCTATCGGTCTGGATGAAAGCTATTTTCGCCCGCTCGATGACGCGCTAAGGCAAGCACACCTTGCAGGTGCAGACTGGACTTTCCAGCAAGCCAAAAAGCAAGCACGTCGGCAGGGCACGGTTGTGGTCGGTCAATTCAACAGCCGGAACCTTCGGGCTGAACGGATCCTGACTGAAAACTCCAGCACTCGGATAGTCGGTATCACCGAGAATACGCGCCAAGCGGTTAGGGATGTCCTCGCAGTATCGATTGAACGCGGCACGGCGCCACGCACGGTAGCATTAGACCTTGTTGGCAGAGTAACACCTAGCGGCGTCCGGAAAGGCGGCGTGGTGGGGCTGGATGGAGGGTCTGCGCGATTGGTCGCTGATATGCGTGAAGCGCTGACCGGTCGCAATGGTATCGGAAACCTCGGACTAGACGACGCTGGCAAGCCAATTCGTCGCTTCTGGATTGGGAACGATGGGCAGCTGAAAAGTACATACACACTTCGCGACAAGCGCTTTGATGCAAGCATTCGTCGGTCAATCATTGAAGGACGCCCGCTGACACAGGCTCAGGTTTCGAAGATGACAAACCGGTACACAGGGAGATTGCAACGTATGCGCGGTGAACGAATTGCCCGCACTGAGTTGCTCGGATCTCTTCATGCCGCTCAGGACGAGGGTGTTCAGCAGATTGTGGATAGCGGTCAGATCGAAGCGGAGAACGTTGCTGGGATATGGGATGCATCGAAAGATATGTTCACAAGAGATAGCCACAGGGAGGCAAACGGCCAGCGCAGGGATCATGGGCAGCCATTCGACGTCGGCGGGTATCAGATGATGGCACCTTCAGACAGTAGCCTTGGTGCACCTGCCTCTGAGATCGTCAATTGCCGGTGCTTTAAGCGCGTCGACATGAATTTCTTGGCAGGCCTCAAGCAACGTTTGTCATCGTCAGAACTGGCTTTGGCCAGATCACTGTTGTGACTGTCTACAAGGGGGCGAATATCCCCAAGTGGGCCCAGAAAGTCGAAGCCATTGCAAACGCGATATTGAAGCAGGCTACGAACGATATGCTGAACAGCATCGATGTCGTGGCCGGCATCAATCGGGGTGGTAGCAGGGTGCGGGGAACGATCCCACGCGATCTCGGCACTCTTGCTGCTTCCCTGCAATCATCCCTTCGCGGTTCAACTGCGCTGACGGGGGAGAAAAGCTACCAAATGGTCGTGGGCCAAATAAAGGTTGGCGACCGCGCTGAATTCGTCTGGGGCGGTAATGCTGCCCCATATGCCCGCGCCGTTCACTACGGGACACGGAATACCGCAGGCACCTTTTGGGTCGACGTGGCAGTAAACGGCTGGCGTGGATACGTCCGCAGGGCCACGGTAAAAGCAAAGGCGACAATCCGATGAATAAATCAGACATCTTAAACGCGCTCAAAGAACGGGTTCGCACAGGTGGTCTTGGTATTGCTGGCACATGGCCAGCAGTGGATCCGCCAGATGACCTTGAGTGGCCTTGGTTCGAACTTCAATTCGTCGCTTCCCAGCGTGAAGGCGAGGCCTTGGATGGCACCGTCAAGCGCGAGGTAGGGCGCATGTCGGTCACAATTGTGGTCGAAGAAGGCACCGGTGAAACGGCTGCCAATGACTACGCCGACGACGTGGCGGATCTGTTCCCGCAAGGGCTGCGCATCCCCATAACCGGAGGCGAAATATCAATTCGGCAACAAGCCGATATCAGGATCGGCGTGAGGTCTTCACCCGACTGGCGAGTACCCGTCATCATTGGGTACGTTGCCGTAAACACGTGATGATCAATCACATCAGCACCGAAAGGTAAGGAGATAACACAATGTCCATCAGCTTTATTGGATCAACGCTCAAATTGGTTTCTGGTTCACCAGCAACAGAAAACCAAGCAGGATACGAGGCTCTGACTACTGTTGCGCTGGGTAAGGTCGTATCAATCGGCCCACTTGGCGATACCAGCGAAGACATCGCATTTGACCTGCTGGCGGCAGGACGCCGTACTCACGTCAATGGCGTTAAAGATTTGGGCGAGATCCCAGTCACACTCGAATATGATCGCGCCGACGCCGGACAAGTCATTTTGCGCACAGCAAACAACGGCAACGTTACGCATTCTTTGAAGTCGAAGACACTGACGGCGACGTTTATTTCTTCCAAGGCCTAGTCGCTAACCTTCAGGATCTTGAACGTTCGGCTTCCCAATACAAGGGCGCAAACTTCGTCATTCGTGGCCAAACCGGCCTCACGAAAATTGACGGCTCTTAAAGAATAGGGCGCTGGTTTTCTCCCTTGTTGACGGCGCTCTACTAGGGGGTGGCAGAAGTGGTTTACCTGCTGCCCCCTTTCAAACCAAAACCGGAGTAATTCACATGAAGTTTACAGATCTTGACACCAAGTCACCGCAGGATGATGGCGCGCTCCTTCACTTGCATCACACGAAATTTGGCTACCCGCTCTATTCAGGTCCAAACGCCGACGACCAAGGCAAGTGGATCGGCAAGGGCGAACCCGAAGAGAACATGGCCGTTGGCATGATTGTGCGCGGGATGGAAAGCCAAACTGTTCAGAAATTTACACGTCAGCAACAACGTAAATCGCTACTAAACGCCAAGAAGGTTAAGCCTGTTGATCTGGTAGATCTCGACGTCGAAAACGGCATTCTTTTTGGATGCAATCTGATTGTCGAATTCATCAACATCGAAGGGCCGGATGGATCTGCGCTAGAGGCGACTGATGAAAACAAACGTGCTTTCATCGCGCTGTCTGACAATATCTCGGCTCAGCTGCTGGCCTTCTCAAGAGAACGCGATAATTTTTTCGGGAAGCTGTCGAGCGACTGAAGGCCCATGCTCGGCAGCTGGGATGGCTGTCATCCGTGCCGGAAGTCTCCACAAAACAAGGAACTGTCAGGTGGAAAACAAACCGCCTGACATACCTGTTAAATCGCAAAGAACCGCTGCACCTGCCTAAAGAGAAATTGATAGGCTCATACTTGATCGAAGATCTTACAGCTATGGGCGGCACAAAGCTGCTTCCATCTGTAGGCGAGGTTTCGTTGGATTGGTCCGATATCAACGAATACCACGCAGCTACAAACCGCCTCCCAGACAACCGTGAACGCATCGTGCTGAAGGCTCTATGTGATCAGTTTGCCGCTGGAAAGCATGAGGGAATGGACCCCCTCAACATCGCCCCCGCAATCAGAACCGAGGAATAACGAATGGACATGATGGAGGTCGGCCTAGCCGTTGATGCAACCCAAGCCGAAAGAGGCACCCGTGCGGCCAAGAAGCTTGGCGATGAAACGGAAAATGCTGATCGTCGCACTAAGGGCGCAACAGCCAGTATGGCAAAAAACTGGAAGGTCGCGGCCGCAGCTGTCGCTGTCGCTGTGTCTGCCCTTCAGGCGCTTGGCGGTACAATCCGCGTCCTACGTCAGTTTGAGGACAGCATGGCCGCTGTTGGCGCTATTTCGCGGGCCAGCGAGAAGGATCTCGCGGCAATGAGGGATGTCGCCAAGGATCTCGGCTCCACAACTGAATTCACGGCGGCTCAAGCGGCTGACGGAATGAAGTTTCTCGCTATGGCCGGTTTCAATGCCGCACAATCGATGTCTGCAATCCCTGACGTCTTGGATTTGGCGACTGCTTCAGGGATGGGGTTAGCCAATGCGGCAGACATTGCATCAAACATCATGTCCGCATTCAGTATCGAAGCAGAGAACGCGGCCCAAGTGACAGATGCTCTGGCTGCGGTTTCATCCAGAGCCAACACAAACGTAGAGCAATTGGGCGAAGGCATGAAATTTGTCGGTCCAGTCGCTGCTGCCCTGAAGATCAGCGTAAACGACACGGCCGCGGCTATCGGTGTTCTGAGTGACAACGGCCTTCAAGGATCTCTTGCCGGAACGGGCTTACGGAAGGTTCTGTCATCACTGATCAATCCAACGACTGAAGCAACTGAGGCTTTGGGCGCGATGGGTTTGAAGCTGGAAGACCTGAACCCGCAAACAAATGATCTGGTCGATATCGTGGATCGATTGGGCGAGGCCGGTATCGATACAGCTGATGCTTTGACGATCTTTGGTGATCGAGGCGGTCCAGCAATCTTGGCTTTGACCAACTCACGCGGGCGACTTCGTGAACTGACGGCTGAAATGAAGAACGTCGAGGGCGCTGCCGGCGATATGGCGTCCCAGATGCGCGACAACCTTGAGGGCGACGTCAACAGCCTGATTTCTGCGGTACAGGGACTTGCAATCGCAATCGGTGACGCTGGTCTCACTGCGGTTCTGCGCACTTTGCTTCAGGCGGCAACGTCGGTGGCGCGTGGCTTTACGGCAATGGTGGATGCAATCGCTGCGCTACCAAGTTTTGTGGCTGAATTCCTGAACATGGGTGCGGCTCAGCGTGAACTCGCAGAAGCTGCAGATGCTGTCGCTATTGCGATGAACGAAGAGATCGCAAAGTCTGATTTGCTCAATGGGACGCTAACTATCGGTCGCACCATGTCAATCGACACAGCAAATGTGAAATTGACACAAGCCTCTGCGCACCTAGCTGCTGCAGACGCGATGCGTTTGGAGAACATTGAAGCTGCAAAGCAGTCTGAAGAATACCAAAGACTTCAGGCGGCAGCTGATGGTGCACGTGGACTGCTTGCGCAATTCCAAGAACAGGCTGAAGCGGGCATCCAAGGTTCCACAGTCAACATCCAGCGGGCAGTCAATATGCTGCAGGCAGCCACCACGGCGCAACAAGAACTCGTCGCGGCTGCGGGTGAATTGTCTCCTGAAGTAATCGCGGCTCAGAATGAGATCGATCAGCTAACTGCCGATATCGCTCTGGCGGTCGACGGCGTTGTAACTATTGGTGCTTCAACACGATCGGCCACGAGTGACGCAGATAACTTGGCGATGGCTTGGGGTCAGGTTGCATTGAATGCGTCCATCGCCAACCAAGCCATGAAGCCATCGGTCGAGGGCGGTCGTAGCGCCGGCGCCGGTGGCGTCCAAGTGAACGGGCCCAGATATGAACGTGAAAGTTTCGAAGATCAGCTGGGCATTGAAACAGGCGGCCGTAGTTCCTCAAGCGGCGGCGGTGGGGGTTCTGCTGGGGGTCTAAGTCAATCCGACAAAGACAAGCAGTCAGCGCTGGCCATAATGCAGTCATTGCGCAGCGAACAGCAGATCTACAACGACACACTTGCTGAGTACAATCGCTTGATGAATGAAGGCGCCCTGAGTGCTGCAGATTTCCAAACGGCACACCAAGCCCTGAACGAAAATCTGATGCAGGCCGAGTGGGATAACATCAACCAAAAAGTTTCCACCCTTGTCGGTGGTCTTGTTGAGGCAGCAAATGCCGGTGAAAACATGGGACGCGCTCTTATTATGATGCTTCTACAAATGGCGCAGCAGTGGCTCGTCACAGCTATTGCAGCCCGTATCGCTGACCAGTTGTCAGGGGGTATTCTTGGCGCCTCAATGCGTATGGCTTCTCCGGTCCCTATTGGTTCCAACGCAAACGGTACAAACGACTGGGATGGTGGGTGGACTATGGTTGGGGAACGTGGCCGTGAATTGGTCAACTTGCCAAAAGGCTCACAGGTCATCCCAAATGATCGCACCGATCACGCTGTAAGGGGTATGCAGCAGCAATCAAAAGCGACGGCACCAGTGGTCGAAGTAATTGTCCTCAATGACCCTCGTGAAATAGACGAATTCATGTCCAGTCCTGATGGCGAAAAAGCCCGCACTCGCCAGAACAGCAGGATGGATCAATGACCGTTTGGTACTGGCCTCCGAACACCCTAAGCGAGACGCTGGGGTTTTCGACTGAGATCAAAGCGGCGCGGACGGTTGAGCGGCGCGAAAGCTACACCAATGCAGTGCAACGTCTGACTTTTGGATACGTTGCGACGCCTGCGGTGGTTGAACAAATGATCGGTGCCTATCTGTCGGATCCAAACCAAGTGTTCCTAGTCCCAGAATGGCCCACTGCCACAATTGAAAAGTCAGCCACCGTTGAGAATGCGGACACGGTCATTAGCGTTAATGATAGCGTGGTTTATGAAATTGGGCAGAACGTCATTCTTGGGGTTGGGGAGAATTGGGAGCAATTGATCGTAGACGATGTCACGGTCGACCCACCCTCAATAACTGTCACCACACCAGTATCTGCGCCTTCTGGATATGCAGGAACGGCGGGAGAACCTCTGTTTATTGCACCTCTTGTGGAGTGCATTTCACCAGCGGGTTTGACTTACGGTGAAAAGGTGAATTTTAGAGGCTCAAACATTACTTTTCTATCGATCAAACACCCTGATATTGCGCAGAACGTTTACTCGACATTCTCGACATACCCAATCATTTCAGACGGGGATGTGGTCTTTGGAGAAGCCAGCGGGCAGGCGGGCCGGTCATCGATACTGGTCAATTCTGGATTTGGGACATTTCAAATCATTGAAACCGAAAGCTACACGCGCAGAGGCCGGTCCTTATCATTCCTCCACGCCACCTACGCTGAACGCCTTGCGTTTCGCCGATTTCTGCATTTCATGCGCGGTCGAGACGGGCAAATGTGGGTCAACTCCCATCAGCCAGATCTAATACTGAACTCAGGGTTTTCCCCAGCTACTATCACGCTTGACGTGATGCCTGTTGACACGGCGGCTCGTATGGTCGGTCGTACCATTAGTGTCCGTGAAGGGGTCAATACTATTACCCGTACAGTGGTCTCGGCCACCGACGTAAGCCCAACGTCTCAGACTATTGAGGTCGCGGCTATGGGTTTCACAGGTACGGCAGATGCGGTCGTCAGTTTCTTGACAAAAAGCCGGTTTGACACTGACGATTTTGAACTGACTTACGAATATTCTCAAGACGGGCTAATTTGCAGTATGACCGCACCAACTTTGGAGATCTCGTAATGGCGTTTTCTGACTATGTTTCGTTGTTATTTCGTAAACGCGCTGTCTGGCTTTATCGCATTTCAGTCGGCGGCGTTGACTATCACTACACGCCAAAATCTGACGGGTACACAACACCAAACGACAGCCCAAATACGGACTTCCCATCGGGTCAGGTTTGGACGGCCGCGCCTATTGTTCGGGGCGAGATATTTCAGACCGCGCAAGCAAACCGCAATGACACATGGGTTCGCCTACCCACAAGCAACGTTCTTTGCGCGGCCCTGATAGCGGATAGGGGGTACGACGATGCTACGGTTGAGATCTGGCAGGGTTTCATTGGCGACCCTGACGATGAGTTCGTATTGCAGTTTACGGGCCGAGTTGTCGATATAGAACCCGCTATGCTTTTGACAACAATCATTTGCGAGACCTCTATCAGCGCTACCCGCAGGTCATCGATGGCGGAAGTTGTGCAGCGATCGTGTCGCCACGTCCACTACTTCACTCATGCTGATGGTGGAGGGTGCCGGTTAGAGTTAGCGGACTTTCAGCTGACCACCGAGGCAACCGTTTCTTCAGGTCGTAGTGTAACCGTGCCTGAAGCAGCCGACGCGGCTGATGGCGCCTACACAGCGGGCCTTCTTGAGTACGACGGCGAGGTCTACATGATCGAAAGGCACATTGGGTCAGAGATCGTGGTTGAAGGTGCAGTAGTGGGGCTTGAGGCGGCAATTGCACTAGGGACGACCAACGTCAAGATTGCCGAAGGTTGCGACCTATCAATTACCCGCTGCAACGCATTTGGGAATATAGCCAATTTTGGCGGATTTAATGACATGGATGACAGCGCCTTTGACGGAAGGAGTATTGTATAATGTGGTGGCAACTTGCACTTTTGGTTGCGACGGTTCTACTTTCCCGAGCAATGTACCGCCCGCCAGCCCCACCCGCTTCCACGGTGGCCAAGGACGTTAAACGTCCAAAGTCTGAAGAGGGTGAAAATATCTACGACGGTGCGGGGACTTTTTGGGTCGATGATCCTCATGTGGTCTGGGGCGGGCACGTCAACACAAAGCCTATTTATTCCAAGGGAACGAGTGGTAAAAAATGAACGTTCGAATTCGCATTGAGGATCTTGGCCATCCGAAGTCTTTTGTCTGTGGTCGGGTCAAATACTGGTTTCGAAAGCATGGCTTAAGCTGGGAAGATTTCAAGATAAACGGGATTGACCTTTCGGATCTTCACGCTCTGAACGACCAGCGCGGCATGATCGACAAACTGGAAGTGACTGCGCGTGCGCGAATTGCAAGGGAGGCTGAATAATGGGCGGCGGTAGCAA